CGCGTTGAACATTGGTGCACATAAGGCGTGCCGATCCAGCCGCGCGCCGCCGCCACGATTGCCGCGCCGCGCGCATCGGTGAGGGGCGCGGTCATTTCGCACCGCCGTTGCCGGAGTTGCCTGCACGCGCGCGCGCCGGGATCGAGAGCAGCCTGTCTTCGCCCGGAATATCGGGAAAGCCCCGAAAATTCAGGAAGTTGGAAAACTTCGCCTTGCAGGTTTCCGCGCGCTTGTCGCATCCTGCGACCAGCCGCACGCTATCGCCCACTCCGATTTCGGCGCGCAGGCCTTCCCAAAGCTCGATCCCGTGCACCCCGTCCGCGAGCGCGTCGCGTCGGATCACACCGGTGAGCCCGGCCGCCGGGCCATCGAGCACGCCAAGCATCCCACGCGTGAACCAGCCATTGGCAAAGTCCGCCGCGCCGCTCACCAAAAGCACTTTCTGCTCCGCCACCGCGCCGACCGTGCCGATGGCGTGAAAGGCAGGATCGTCGAGGCTCACGTTGCAGGCAGCATCGCCCAGCACCGCCGAGCACGGCGTCTGGTAAACCCGGCCCTGAGGTTGGTTCAGCGCCGCACTGAGGCCGATCAGCTCGGCCTGAAACGCGCCTGCCGCCCGGGTGATCTCGCCCAGCGCCCCGCGAAACTGCATCAGCCGGTCGCCCGGATTGGCCCAGTTCACCAACCAGGCCTCCACCACCGCGCCATCATAGCGCCCGGCCCGAATATCGGCCTCGGTCACGGCAGCATCAGACAGCGCGCCCAGCGCCTCGGAATTGTCAACCGCCAGCCCCGTGGTCTGCTGCAAGGCACACGCGGTGAGGCCGGAATCAGCCCGGAAGGTGATCCCGCCGAAGGTGATATCGCGGTCATGGTCGGTGAAGCCAAGCACCACACCGTCGCGCCGGGTGAGCGCCCAGCAGCGCGCCAGCGTCGTCACCCCGCTTTTCACATGGGCCTTGAGGCTTTCGGATATACGCATCAGACCCGCACCTCCACCACCGGCACGCTCGGCACGTCGCCGGCCTGGAACGAGGCCACCGAGGTCTGGATTCGGTCTGTATCAAAGCGCACCGGCACGTCGAACTCGAACCCGGCGGTGATGTCGGCGCCCTCGGCGGGGGCATCGGCGAAGGTGATGATCCCGCTCGCCGCCTCGACGCTATAGTGCACCGTTTCCACCAGCGGATCGCCCTGCAGGCCGAGTTTGACGCTGCCCACCACCGGCTTCTGGATCGGTCGCACATAGCTGTGCCCGCCGGATTTATAGGTCTTTATCAGCTGGAATTGGGTCGTCACCCCATCGCCCCAGGCAATCAGCTGATCCTGGTAGTCGGCCGGCTTCGACGGCAGGCCCGACTTGTAGTCGGCCCAGTCCTTCCAGCGAAACCCGTAGAGCTGGCCCTGCCGCGCCTCGAAAAAGGCGATCAGGGTTTCAACATCGTCGAGCGAGCGCATCGCTACCCCGGCATCGTAGCGCCGGCGTGAATGTGCCCAGGGCGTGTTGCGCTCCTCGTAGCCGTTGGCGAGCGTCACCACCTCGGTGCGCCGCTCGGGGCCGCCGACCGAGCCGAAGCTCAAGCTCGGCGGAAACCGGACCTCGTGAAAATTCGCCATTGCGCTCTCCTCAGCTATACCGGTTGCCACGGGCGATCGCACGGCTCACCTGCGCGGCGATCTGCCCTTTCGAGCGCCGGAATCCTGCGACATCCGGCGTGGTGATGTTCATCGTCACGTTGACCGCGCGACCGCCGCCCGAGGCCGCGACCCCGAGCTTGCCATTGGCGCCCCGGGTGAGCGGCAAGATCGCCTCCGGCCCGGCCTCGCCCATCAGCCCGGAACCGCCGCGCATCGCAAAGCTGACCGGGCCAGACACGACCCCGCCTCGCGCGAACGGCATCACCCGGCCCTGGCTGAAGGCGGCACCGCCGGCAAACGGCAGAAGACTGTTCATCAGCCCGCCCACCGCTTCGGCCAGAAGCCCGCCGGCGTGGTCGGTCACCGGGCTCACCGAGGCGTTGTAAACCGTGTCGATCATCGCCTGGCGCAGCCCGCTCAGGGTGTCGGCGAGGGTGGCGCTGCCATACACCAGCCCGTCAATCGCGCCCTTCAGCCCGCGCGAGAACCCACCCGAGAGCACGCTCACGTCGGTCGAAATCTCGTCGATGGTCGCTCCCATGCGGTCAAGCTCGGCGCTGAACGCCTGCGTCATCGCCGTCGCGCCCTGAAGGCTGCCCTCAAGGGCCGCCACCTGGTCGTCGAAGCCGTCGATGCTTTCCAGATCAGCCATCTGCATTCACTCCGTTTCCTGCCCCGACACCGCGTCGGGAAATGCCCGTGCCAGCTCTTCGAGCCGCGCCCGGCCAAGCGGCGCATCGCCGCCTTCGCGGCCCAGCATCACCATCAATTCCGCAGGGGTGAGTGCCCAGAACTCCGCTGGACACAGCCCCAGCCCACGCAGGCCCAGCCGCATCAGACCGGGCCAATCAAACCTCATCGCGCCGCCCCGTCGCCCGGCAGCGCGAAGGCGCGGGCGAGCAACTGCCCCGCCACCTTCGCCGCCGCCACCGGCCCACCCGCGATCTCGGCGCTCACGAGGTCGGCCGCCCGGCCCTGCCAGCCGCCGCCTCTGAGCCCGGCGACGATCAGCGCCAGCACGTCACGGGTGCTGAAGCGGCCCTGTTCAAACCGCGCCACCAAAGCCACCAGCGAGCCGGCCTCCATGCTCTCCTCAAGCTCGGCCAGCGCGCCCAGCGTGAGCTTGAGCACCCGCCACTCGCCGTCGATCGACAGCGCCACCTCGCCCGACCAGGGATTGACCATGCTCACAGCGCCGTGAAGGCGAGCGCGCCCGCCGAAGCCAGCGCCAGCTCATAGGTCGCCTCGCCGTTGTAAGCGCCGGCGTAGTCGATCGAGGTAATCATGAACGGCCCCTCGATGATGCCGAAATCCGGCACGATCACCTGAAACCGCGGCACCTCGCCATCGAAGAAGATCTGCCGCGCGCGCTCGTCGGTGGCCGCGTCGCGGAAAATACCCGAGCCCGAAATCGCCGCCGATTTCACCCCCGCGCCGCCGAGCAGCTCGCGCCAGCCGCCCTGGCTCTCAAGACTGGTGACGTCGACGGTTTCGGCGTTGAAGCTGATCCGCGTGGCGCGCAGCCCCGCGATGGTGTCGAAAGAGCCCGAATTGTCCATGTCGAGCTTGATGAGAAGATCCTTGCCGTTTTGCGCAACCATGGCGAAAACTCCGTTTGAAAATAATGAATTAGTTGTCCTGCACCCTGGCGCGGAATTTCAGGTCGATGCGCCGCACGTCGGCGTCCTGCACCCGGCGCGCCCGCGCACGGTGAAAGTTGAGATAGACCAGCGCGCCGCGCGAGAGCGGCAAGGCGGCATCCACCAGCACGTCGGATACCGCCGTTGCCACCTGTTTCGCCGAGGAAAACCCGGCGGCATCAGTCACCACGCTCACGGTAATCTCGTGCAGCGCGCCGTGGCCGGTCTTGTCGGAGGCCTCGCGCACGTCTTCGGGGCCAAGGCTCACATAGGTGCCGCTCACGATCCCCGGCGGCACCGCGTCGTAGATCGCCGCGCCCACCAGACCGGCCAGCACCGGGTCGGCCACCAGCGCCTGGTAGACCGCCTGTTGCAGGGCCACCGCCACGCCATAACTCATTGGCTCACCTCCTCTTGCGCAAAACACACGAGATAGCGCGCACCAGCGTCGGCTTCCGTCACCGCGAGGATCCGGAACACCCGGTTGCCGGCACGAAAGCGCTGGTCAGGCTTGGGCCGCGAGGGCGCGCCCTCGGGTGCCGCGCGCACGATGATGCGCAGAGCAGTCGTGGCCACGGTCATCAGTTCCGCCGCCCGCTCGCGCCCGGTTCCGGGCCTGATCTCGGCCCAGAGTGTTCCGCGCACCTCCCAGGAGATGGCAAAGCCCCCGGCCCCATCGGCCAGGCGCACCGGGGCCTCAAGCGTCAGCCTTTGGTGCAGCACGGGTGGTTTCATGCCGCGCCTCCACCAAACAGCCGCACGTTGCGCCAGCGGCCAAGCAGCGTTTGCACCGCGCCCGGCACCGCGCCGTCCGCCCCCGAGCCCGAGCCCCGGTTCTCGTAGAGATGCGCAGCGAGCATCAGCACGGCCTGGGCCAGATCGGACGGCACCGCGCTCCAGCCCGCGCCGAACCCGGCATCGAAGGCGATAACGGCGCTGCCGCCCACCGGGATCACCGGCAGGTTCAGCCCCGCCGCCACCAGCGCCGGGCGGTGGGTGTCGCGCTCCAACCCGTAACGGGCTGGAGCGATCACCTCTTCGCCACCCAGCCGGTCAACGATGGCAAGGCCGGTGATCGCGCTCACCGGGGCAACCGGCAGCACCTGCCGGGCCAGATCGCGCCATGCGGTCAGCGTCCAGGCAAAGCTGCGCGTGATCAGCGCCTTGCCGGTGCGCGCCTCGACCGCCGCCACGGCGGCCCGCAGATAGGCCTCCAACACCTCGTCCTGCACCCCGTCATCGGCAAACCCGGTGCCAAGCCGCAGGTGGTCCTTGAATTCCGCAACCGGAAGCGCCGCACCCGGCACTGTGGTCTGCTCGACTAACATCATGGAACTTCTCCGAAATTCGGGCCCCTCACATCACGGGATGGGTGGGCGCACGCCGCGCTCCGCGTCGCTCGGACGGAGGGGAGCAGCTAGACAACGCGGGGGCTTGGTTGGCGCGCGCCCACCGATCGCGCCCACCCCGCAGGGGCAGGCGCGATACCGGGCGGGGTTACACCGCCGAAAGCTTCAAAAGCTTGATCGCGGCAAAGTCGCTCACATCGCCGCCGACGCGCTTGGTGGCGTAGAACAGCACATGTGGCTTGGCCGAAAACGGATCGCGCAAGATGCGGGTATCGGGGCGTTCGGCCACGGTGTAGCCGGCGGCGAAATTGCCAAAGGCGATGGGCGTGGCGTCGGCGCCGATGTCGGGCATGTCTTCGGCGATCAGCACCGGATACCCCATCAGCCGCGCTGGCTCAGCGGCAGCCAACCCGTCCGACCACAGGAAGCGGCCATCGAGATCCTTCATCTTGCGCACCGTGCCGGCAGTTTTCGAGCTCATCACGAAGGCGGCACCGGCGCGGTATTCGGCTTCGAGCGCATAGACGAGATCGACGATGGCATCGGCATCGAAGTCGCCGGCAACGCCCGAGGCCACGTAGCCCAGCGAGCCCCAGGTCCAGGTTGCGTTGGCCACGGCGGGATGGGTGAGAAAGCCGGTCGGCTTGTCGATCCCGTCGCCGGCGATGAAGGCCGCAGCCTCGGCACGGGCAAACTTGTCGGCGATCCGGCCCGCGAGCCAGGCCTCGATATCGAAGGCGGAATCGTCGAGCAGCCGCTGGCTCGCCTTCGGCAGCGCCGAGAGCTCATGCAGCGGAATGGTGATGCGCTCGATGGTCGGGGTCGTGGTTTCGGTGAGCGCGCCGGTTTCGGTGGCCCAGCCCGAGCCCACGTCGCCGTGGTCGATCAGCACGTCGTAGGAGCTCGCCTCCACGTTCACCACATTCGCGATGGCGCGGATCGAGGCGGTCGAGGCGAGCACGCTGGCGATGCTGGCAGCGGTTTCGGGATCGACCAGATAGCCGCCGTCCGAGGCGACGGCGGTGTTGAGCGCCTTGCCTTCCAGCACCAGGCCGCGCAGGCCGTCGTCATCGCCCGAGCGCACATAGGCCTCGAAGGCCTTCTTGTGCGGGGCGTCAAGGTCGCCGTGCGCGGCAAGCACCGGGCGCGCGGCGTTGAGGGATTTCCGATCCAGCATGGTCAGTCGCTCTTCCTGTTTGTTGATACGGGTTTGAATGTCGTCGTTAAAGCTTTTGATATCGCTTATTAAACCGGCCATGGCGGTCTTCATCTCCGTGGCCGGAGACAGGCCGGCAGGCGTACCTGTCTGGCCCTGAGCTTGCGTTTCTTCAGTGCTCATGGATTGTTCCTCTCGAGGGGTCGGATCGCTGCCTCAGTCTCCCGGGGCCAGCATCTGGCGGGCGTCGTTGATCGCCCCCGCCAGTTCGCGCCAGGTTTCGGCCTCGGGGCTTTCGCCCTTGGCCCCCACCCGCGCGCTGGGCAGCATCGGGAAGGTGACAAGCGACACCTCCCAGAGCTCCAGCTCGTTCAAGAGCCGCCGGCCCTTGTCGTCCTTGGTGGCGCGCAATGTGCGATAGCCGATCGACAGCCCGTCGATTGCGCCTGCGGCGATCAGCGCCGCCGCCTCGCGGCCCCGCGCCACGTCTGCAAGAATACGGCCCGACACACGCAGCCCGCGCGCATCTTCGCGCACCGCATCCCATACACCGATCGGTTGGGCCGGATCGTGCTGCCAGAGCATCTTCACCTGGCCGCCCCTGGCCGCCAGGGCGGCGAGCGATTTCGCATAAGCCCCCTTGGCAACAATATCGCCGCCCCGGTCCAGCTCGCCAAAATAGCTCGCATAGCCCTCGATCTTCAGCCCGTCGGCCACGCTTTGCGTCTCGCCCAGCGCAACGAACTTGTGTTCGAGCCCCATATCCTTGAAATCGCTCATGATCTCTCCTTGTTTCTGCGCGCTCATCCCGCCGCCAAGGGCGCTCTGAGCATCGGTCCGGCGAGGCCGGTCCAAAGCACCGGACGAGCCACGCGTCACACCCGCTCAAGCTTCGGCAAGCCCAACAGCGCGCGCTTTTCGTCTTCGGTGAGAAAATCTGCCGCCGCGACGCGGGCCCATTGCTGATCGCGTTCCGCCGCCAGCGCCGGCACCTGGTCGAGGTCGGGTTTCAGCGCCACGCTATCGCCGGTGAAGCCGTCGAGCCAATGCCCGAGCGCCGCCGTTACCTTGCCCACCATTGGCAGCACGGTGAGCCGGTAAAACGCGCGGTTGGCCTCCTGGTAATTGGCGTAGGTCATGTCGCCGGGGATGCCGAGCAGCATCGGCGGCACACCGAAGGCGGTGGCAATCTCGCGCGCGGCGGCTTCCTTGACCTTTTGAAACTCCATGTCGGACGGGCTGAAGCCCATCGGCTTCCAGTCCAGCCCGCCTTCCAGCAGCATCGGCCGCCCGGCATTACGCGCGCCCATGTGATAGGATTCCATCTCCGCCAGAAGCCGGTCGTATTGGTCGGCGCTGAGTGTGCCCTCGCCGTCAACGCCCTTGTAGATGATCGCCCCCGAGGGCCTGGCGGCATTGTCGAGCAGCGCCTTCGACCACGCCGAGGCGGCATTGTGCACATCCACGGCAGCCGCAGCGGCCTGCAAGGCGGAAAGCCCGTAATGGTCATCCTGCGGGTGGAAGCTCTTGATATGGCAGATCGGCGCCGCGCTCTCGGACATCTGGAAGCGATGTTTCTTCGCCCCCACGGTGTAATCGTAGGCCACCGGCCAGCCATCGGCTCCGGGCACCAGGCTCATCCGGTCCGAGCGCAGCACATGCAGTTCCGCCGGCACCCCGGTCTCGCCGCCCACCGCCTCGACATAAGCGTTGCCCGAGAGCAGAAGCTGGCCAAAGAGCGCCTCGAACAGCTCGGCGCGGCCTTGCACCGGGTTGGGGCGCGCGATGAGGTCGAGCACAGGGTGGGCATCGTAACGGGTGGCGGCATCTTGCAGCACCAGCGGCAGCGCAGCGGCGGCCTCGGCGATCAGCTTGACGGCGCGAAAGCCCACCGGGTTGCCGGCAAAGCCGGTGCGGATCAGGCTCGCGCTGTCACGCGGGCTCCAGGCCACCCGGCCTGAGCCGGAATAGGCGATTACCGGCCCGGTGGCCGAGGCCTTGGTGTGTGGCGCGCCATTGCTCGCCGCACCGCGCTTCAGAAAGTCCAACATCGCCATGAAGTCTCGCTCCTCGCCATTGCCATCGCCGGGGAGCGTCAGGCACACCCCGCCCGTCCGCCCGTGGGGGCTCTCCCCGGGCGCAACCTGGAATCATCTGTCTCGAACCGCTTGCCGTGCCCGGAGCATTCCGGGCCGTGTCTCGATGGGAGGCACTCTCCCACGACTGGTTAAAAAAGCCTTTAACCCAGCGCGCGCAGCTGCGGCCGGCGGTGGTGGCGCGCGGGCAGGATCAATACCTCGTGAATCGCCCAAACCAGCGCATCCACCCGGTCCGGGCTGCCAGCCCCCGCATAGCCTTGCGTCGTCATCCGGCACATCTGGTCTTCGAGCGCGGCGAGTCCGCGCAGATGCTGCACGCGCCCCTGCTCGTAGAGCGCGGCCACCGGCTCGGCCCGCGCCGCCTTGCCGCGCGTGGCGCGCACCGCCCGGAACGGCACCAGCGGATCAATCTGGCGGATCACCTCTTCCACCAGATCGCCGCCCTGGTTGACCTCCGCCACCAGCCGCTCGGCCCCGTGGCGCGCCATCGCCTCCAGCGCGGCGCGGGCCCAGACGGTCGGTTTTGCCGCCGAAACCGAGGCATCCTCCAGCACCACCGCGTGCCAGTTTCCGGGCGGGCCTTGTGTGACCACTCCCACCACCACGATCCCGCAGTCGTCCGAGCCCTTGTGGCCGGTCACCGGCGGGTCCACCGCCACCACCACCCGGCTCAGTTCCGGCGCGCGGTCGATCCGCGCCACATCCAGCCCGGCCGAGGTCCAAAGCGCGTCTTCGGCATCCTCGATCAACACGCCCTCCAGCTCCTGCCGCCCCAGCCGCGTGCCGCCATAGCGCGCCCGCACCTCTTCAAGAAAGCTCGGCGCGAGGTTGGCGCGGTTGGCCTCGGTCGGCGCATGGGTCATTACCGTCGTCGGATTGGCCAGGATTGCTTTCAGCACAGCCACGTTGCGCGGCGTGGTGGTGATCACCTGCTGCGGATGGTCGCCAAGGCGCAGCCCGAATTGCAGCATGTCCCAAGCTTCTTCGCCCCTTTTCCACTTGGCCAGCTCGTCCACCCAGGCGGCATCGAACTGTGGGCCCCGCAACGCCTCCGGCTCATGCGCCGAAAAAACCTGCGCCACCGCGCCGTTCGGCCAGACCAGCCGTTGCCGCGTCGCCTCCCATTTCGGCCTCCGGTCGGGCGGCGAACAGGCGAGCAGGCCGCTGTCGCCAAACACCATCACCTCGCGCACCTGGTCGAGCGTCTCGCCCACCAGCGCCACCCGGCAGGCACGGCCGGGTTCGGCCGGCCTCGCCCCCTCCACCTGGCCCCGCACCCACTCGGCCCCGGCGCGGGTTTTGCCTGCGCCACGTCCGCCGAGGATCACCCACGACCGCCAATCGCCCTCGGGCGGGAGCTGGTGTTCGAGCGCCCAGAATTCCCACAGCCACGGCAGCGCGATCAACGCTTCATCACTGAGGCTTTTCAGCACCCGCCTCTGCGCCGCTTCGGGCCCTGAGGCGAGCCAGGCGGCGCCCGATTTCAGCCCGGGCAGCGTCGAGGTCGAGCCCCGCCCCGCCGCCGGTTTCGTTTTTCTTTTCATCGAGTTTGTCAATGCGGTGCCTTTCGTCGAATACGGTCTGGATCGCTTTGCGCACGTCGGCGGTCACGGCTTTGGCCCTCGCGCCGGCCCCTTCGCCCCGACCCTCAAGCTCGGCGATCGTGGCATCGAGCTCGCGCAAGACCCGCGCCAGGTTTCGCTCCGCCAGGCGCAACATGTCCCTCGCCTCCACATCAGCGTCAGGGTCTCTCGGGCTGTTTTTTTTCATTCTTGTCTTTGCCTCTCTCGGTTGCCTCCGACCGGGCCGACACGAAAAAACGGCCGCGGCGGGGTGCCGGGCCGTTGATACGGGTCGTCTAGCGTGAGGGTTTTCTATCTTTCCGCGTGCCATATGTCAATATTTCGCGCTTGAGTTGCGCACGGGCAATTTACATGAATCGAACCTTTCCC